GATGAGGATTTATATGAAGAGTATTATGAAGGAGACAGCTCAGGAGAGTCTTTTAATCAGCAAATTTTAAGCGAAATTAAACACCAAGTTAAACAGTCAATTTGGAAGGAATTTAAGGACACTACTTTGGACCACTTCAAGGCTCAGATAAATGCTGAACTTGAAAAAGAAAAAGATGGTGAGATCACAAGAATTGTTCAAAAGGTGTTTTCTGAAAGAAAGATTAAAATCAAAGAAGGAACCAAAAACAATCCTGAACCAGAAATGATTACTCTGTTTGAATACATTCAGGAAAAAATAGAGAAAGATTACTTTTCAATGGGAATGACCGCTGAGACTTTGTTAAGTGGTAAATTCAGAGAACTACAAAACTCTGTAGAGAAAAGTGTATCAACAAGTTCGGATCTTATGTCCTCTGAAATAAAACAACGATATGATTTATTATTCGCTTCTCAATTAGTGGCAAAAATGAATCAGGCAGGAATGCTTAAGGAGGATGTTGCTAAATTATTAATCGATCAAAACAATCAAACAAATGAAGGTTAAAAAGGAAAAACCAGAATTAAATGCTTTAGGACAAACTTTTGGAGAGGCCATTGATGCCATGAAAACTCCAACTGGATTAGAAGCAATTAAAATATCAGAGTTGATCGATGTTTCCTCATGGAAAGAAAAGCAGAATAAGCTTGTTGCCGAGAATAAGTTTTTCAAGATCACAGATGCCAAAACTTATGAGGCAGGAAAAAAGCATCGTACCAATGTTGTTAAAGGCCGTACCGAGTTGCAGAATCAGGAAAAACTTATTGCTTCAAACTTTGCTGCTATTCGAAAAGAAGTAGGAAACGAAACTTCTACTTTAATTGAAATTACTCAGCCATTAGAAGATGAGTGGCAGGCAGAGGTTAAGGCGTGGGAAGATCGTAAGGAGCGTGAGAAGAAAGAGGCTGCTGAGGCAGAGGCTAAACGTGAAAAGGAAATTCGAAATAAGATTGATGCTTTCGAAACTGATTCTTACACCATCATTCAGAAAATGACTTTTGAAAGCATTATTCCGGACCAGAATGAGTTGGCTAATTTACGTGATGATGAATTTGATTTTGCCGAGTTTGAAATTCTTTACGATCAGGTTCATGATAGAGTAACATCTGCTTACGAAACAAAAGTTGAATCCTTAACTACAGCCGAAAATCAAAGATTGCGTAACCTGGAATTGGAAAAGGAAAATGCTGAGGCAAAACGTAAATCAGACTTACAAGCTAAACGTCTGGAAGAGATTATGCCTTACGTGGCTTTTGGGCAAGCTATTGATTTGACAAAGTTATCTGAAATGAAGGATGATGAGTACGCAGGTCACTTGTCTTCTAAAAAAGGCTTATTTGAAGCCGATGTGAAAATTAAGCAGGAGGCTGAGGATGCTAGATTTGAAAAGGAGGCTGAGGAAAAAGAGGCTATTTTTAACATTAGAAAAAATAGATTATCTGAAATAGGAATGACATATAATGAATCTGGTTGGTTTTCTGACGAAAACTCAGATGCTATGGTGAATTATTCCTCAGTTTACGAGTCAGATGCTATTAGTTTTGAGGAGTCTATTTCTGCAGCAAAAGATACAATTCAATTTTGGAAAAATAAACGTAAGGTTATTTTAGAAAGAGAAAAATTGTTGTCTGATATTGGAATGCAGATTCAGGATTTTGGCGTTAATTTCAAGGTAGGAGAAAACGATTATTTTACTGTAGAGAAGTATCAAATTGAAAACAGTTCTCAAGAACAATTTTATGAAATTTTAAAATCAGCAAAGGATGCTTTCTTTAGATATCGTTCACAATTCATTGAAATGTTTGGTTACAAGTTAAACGAGGAATCCGGAATGTTTGAAATGGAAGGATTTCTGCCATATCCAAAAGATATGATGCTGTTGTCAACAACTGACTTTGATTATTGGTTGTCTACAGTTAAAACTCAGGTAGATGATGTTAATGAAAAATTAGCAGAAGCCGATGCAGCTAAGTTGAAAGCAGAAAATAAGGCAAGAATTAAGAAATTCTCAATGGATAAAAAAATCCTTAAAGAGTTCGTAAGCGGATTGGAATTTAGACATTCTGTTCCGGATCTTGAAAACAAAGAATCTGACGAAGTTTTAAATACTTTGATTATTGCTTTGGAGGATTTCAAAAAAGAATGGCTTAATAATGTTGAAATAATTTAACTATGTCAGTAATAGAAATTAGACCCGTTGAAAGCGGACAGAGTAAGGCTATAATTGGAATAGCAGGAAAGTCAGGAGATGGAAAAACTTATACGGCTTTATTGATTGCCAGGGGAATGGTAGACAATGCATCTGAAATAGGATTCTTAGATACTGAAAACAAAAGAGGTTCGTTGTATGCGAACATTTTGGATGGTAAATTTATGATTGGAGATTTATATCCTCCATTTTCTCCAAAAAGATATTCTGAGGCAATTAAGCAATTTCAGGATTCAGGAATTAAGGTTTTGGTGATTGATAGCGTAACCCACGAATATGAAGGAACAGGTGGCCTAGATGATATTGCCAATGCGCCAAAAGCTAATGGAGAAGCTAGAAAGGTTGCTGATTGGAATACTGCAAAAAGAGAGCACCGTGGATTTATGAATGTATTGTTGCAATCAAAAATTAATGTCATTTGTTGCATTAGAGCAAGAGACAAAGTGAAAATTGAAGTGATAAACGGCAAGCAGGAATTTGTTGATCAGGGATTGCAACCTGTATGTGAAAAGAACTTCATGTTTGAAATGACTGCCTCTATTATGATGGGAGATGAAGGTAATACTCAAAAACACATGAAAATTCCATCATTCTTAAAATCAGCTTTTGGAACAGGAAATGGCTACATTGGAGTTGAAACCGGAAAGAAAATCAGACAATGGTTAGAACAGGGAGAAAAAGAAGATCCTGAAATTGAAAGAATAAAATCTGAGGCTTTGCTTACTTGCGAAAAAGGTGCTGTTGCTCTTACTGCTCTATGGAAATCATTAACAAAAGATCAGCAAAAAAACATCAAGTTGATTTCTCATTTCGCATTGTGTGGAGAGAGTGCTAAAGCTTATGATGCTCAAAATTCAGATGAGTCAGGTGATGATAAAATTGAATTGATAAAGAAATTGTATCTTGAATTTCCTCCTTTGTTAAAAGAAGATGCTGATTTTATTAAAAATGTTATTGATTCTGCTGATGAAAAGAATTATGATATGGTTATACATCAATTAAAGAAAGCAAATGAACAACAAGGCAAATCGAGTAGCAAGGCTAACGAGTAGTAATGCTCACTTGTTTGTTGTTTCTGGAAACGGACCTCATGGTTTTGGTGAAGGAGCAATGACTTACATAAAGAAAAAGCGTAAAGAGTTGGATTATGGACGGGGAATTGAGCTCCCCGTTTATAAAACTGATATGCTTTGGGGGAAGTGTTGGGAGCCATTTGTGCATTGGGAGCTTGGAAGGGATTATGAAATAATTGTTGATATAACTACCATACATCCTAAATACGCTTTCTGGTCCGGAACACAGGATTTTAATGTCAAAATAATCGGAGGTTGTATTGCAGAACTGAAATGTTATCAAATGTCAAATCATTACGATTACGTGGAAGTTTTGAAACAGAAAGACCTTAAATTATTCAAAGCAAAATACGCTAATGAGTATTGGCAAATTGTTTCTAACAGTTGTATTCATAAAACAAAATATGGAGAAGCTATCGCCTTTTTGCCAACTGAAAAACAACTCATCGAAATGCGTAGATTGTTGGATGAAACTGATTACATTGAAAAACATTTGAAAGATGATCCTTTTAAATATAAATTCATTGTTGACAGAGACTTATATGATTTGGCTTTTATTCCAAGTCATTCTAACGTTATTAGTATGGAGAAATTTAGATTTGAAGTTCCTACTGAAGATAAGATTTTTCTAACTGGTAAAATGATTAAAGCCGGAGAACTTTTATTAGCATCATAGCCTATGAGCAATTTTAATTGTAAAGTGAAGAATGTTATTTCAGGAATGCCTGTAGAGGTAACTCGTGTTATTGGAGTTGATTATTACTTAATTAATAATATTCATAAATATAAAGTTCCTATAACGAGAAAACAATTTTATGACTATAAAACTCAATATAACAAATGGATAAATACATAGAAACAAAAGAAGAGGCTTTAGAAAGAGTAACGTTTGCAAATAAGGAGGATTATTGTAGGATATTCTCCTTTGCAGAAAACTGGGTTAAAATTCAGTTTAAGCATTTCAGTGCTGATGATCTAAAGGAGGCTTACTTCGCAGGAGGAGGTTCTGAAATAAAACAGCCAAATGTGATAGGAGCAGTTTTCAGGGATTTGTCTAAGGGTGGATTGATATTCCATCATGGATTCACAAAGTCAAAAAATAAAGTTGCTCATGGCCGTGACTTGAAAACATGGATTTCGTTGGAGTACAAAATGAGGCAACAAAACAATGCCTCCAATAAAAACAATTTAAAACTAGAATTATGAATAAAGTAAAATCAATTTCAAATAATTGGATTGAAGAAAAACAAACTGTACAAGAAAGTTCGACTGTAATATATACAGTAGGTTCTAAAGGAGTAACAGAAATTCAAGAGGCAGAATATCATGACACATTCGATGTTCATTTTGAAAATGGAGAAGTTGTGAAAATGCATGATGTAAAATACGTGAGATATTTTCCAAAAGAGATTGAATCTGAAACTTCAAAGCAGGAACGCCTTAATAGAAATAAAGAATTAAGTGAAAGGCTTGATAAAATGAATAAAGCAAATGAAGAAGAATCAAATGCAAGACAGCTTAAAAGGCTTAGAGATGATTTTGCAAAATCAGCAATACAAGGATTTCTTTCAGATGGATTTTACAATATTGATTCAATAGACAATCTTAGTGTTCTTTCATATTCTGTTGCAGATGCCATGTTAAAAGCTAGAGAAAATGTTTAAGTGGCCACGAAAGAAAACCCGAGAGGAGCATGTTGAGAAGCGAACGGAAAGTGTTTTAGCTGAATTGCTCGGAACTGCAGAGTTTGAGTTCACTGAATTGGAGTCAGTCCAGATTATAAATAATGTCAGGCGTAGGCTCTCTGAGGAATTAAAATTTAAGAAAGCTTATTATCTTGAATTGTCTGCAAATTATCAACAAAAGGCGAAGGAAATAGAAAACGCTTTGGAATACATAGAATAGTCATGAACGTTGGTCGCTTATTGTCAACTTACAGAAAATGTAGAGACAGTAATAAATCAAGTAAATTTGAAAATGATTTCATGAGCAGCTTGGTTAAAAACGCACATAAATATTGCAAGTCACGTTTTATACCAAATGATGTTTTTCACTCGGCAAATAGAGATTTGAAATTGTATTTCTCTGAAAAACAAATTGAAGTATATGATCAGATTGAGGAGCGTTATAATGCGCAAAGTAGCGGAGAAGATTTGTGGCATAAATATTCAGATATTTTCAGGAAACAAGGAGTTGTGTTAGATAGTTTTGATGAGAGGCATTTAGCAACTTTCAAAGGAGTGTTCAAAGAATCAGAAAATTTTAAAAAATGGTTGTCACAAATAACTCCAATTAACAAATAATATAAAGCATCCAAAACACATAACAGATCAGTTAAAAAAATCATTTTTAGCAGTTAGTGGCTGAATATACGGAAAGCGTGTTTTGGGTGTTTTTAAAAAAAAATAAATTATGAAAAAACCAACTTTAGAAGAGGTTAAGGAATATTTTAAAAATGCAACAAGAATAAAAGTTGAATCTGGAAAACATTATGACATTGACACTGAACGTTTAGGTGTTTATGCTACAGCAGGAAATACTTTTAGGCAATGTGGAGACAGCGAAGGCCTTTGCGTACATCTTTGGGATGATAAAACAGGTTATTCTAAAATTATTAAGAATAAAGTAAGAATAAAGTAAGAATAAATTTAGAAGAGCAATATCAGCTTTATTTAGAAAGAGTTGCGTTGAACGAAAAAACAATGCATCCTGAACAGAAATTGCAATTGAGAGATGCTTTCTTTGGGGCAATTGGTCAATTTTTAGTTTTGACAATGACAGATATCGCTCCTTTGGAAGAGGATGAAGCCTGCAAGGTTTTAGATAACATCGAAGATCAGGTTTCTCAGCATTTTTTATCCAGAACAATTAGTAAAAATTAAGATTAAAATTCCAAAATAATAAATAAAATCTATTATTTAAAAAAATAATATATCTTTGTACTGAATCTAATCGACTATTGTTGTGAAACATTGGTACAAATATTAAAAAAACAGCCTACTGCTTAACTGCGGTTAGGCTGTTTTTTAGTTTACATCTAAATCAAAAAATATGAGTTACAATTTAGCCTTAGCAAAAGAAATATATGGGGTTCCTTGGAGTGTTGATGCTATTTCATTTGTTCAGTTATCATCTATTTTGAAGAATTTACAGAATAAGGTTCCATTGGATATTCCTGAGGTTAAATACAATTCAATTTCTGTTTTGCAAATTAAGGGAGAAACCAGATTGATTAGCCGAGAATGGCAATTAAACGGATCTGACTCATTTGATGGAATTGGAATTATAAACATGAACGGTGTGATAACCAGAAACGGAGGAGAGTCTTCTTACGGAACAAAGCAGTTGTCAAGCAGAATGAAGCAAATGTCTTTAGATTCCAGGATAAAAGGGTTTATCATTCTTACTGATTCCGGAGGAGGAGCGACAGGAGCAGTTAGATTAATGCAGGATTCTATAAATGAGGTTAAAAAAACTAAACCTGTTTATGGATTAATTGAAAAAGGGGGAATGGCCGGATCGGCAGCTTACGCAATTTTAACCGCATGTACTGCTATTTATTCAGAATCAGACATGAACATTGTAGGTAGTTCCGGAACAATGATTCAGTTTTCTGGAAAGCCAAACGGAACAGTAGATCAAGATGGAGAAAAACATATTACTCTTTATGCCTCTAAATCTACAATGAAAAATAAAGGATTTGTTGAAGCGATTGAAAACGACAACTATGAAGTTTTAACTAACGATACATTAAATCCAATAAATGAAGTTTTTCTGGATGATCAGTTGTCAAACAGACCAGTTTTAAAAGGATCAAATTATGATGATGGCCATACAAGATTTGCAAAAGAGGCCATCGGAACATTTATAGACGGAATAGCGAGCCAAGAAGAAGTTATCTCAATGATTTTGTCAGGTTCGCCAAAATTAGAAAGTGAAATTAAAATTAATAATCCAAAATCAGTAACAATGAACAAAGCGGAATTAAAAAGCACTCATCCAGAAGTTTATTCAGAAATCTTAGCAGAGGGAGTGAGTAACGAAAAAGAAAGAGTAGCATCGTGGATGGCTTATAATGAAGCCGATCCAAAAGCAGTTGCAGAAGGTATTAAAAGTGGTAATGACCTTTTACCATCTCAATCACATGCTTTCTTAGTGCAAATGGCACAAAAAGGAAAAGTAAACGCACTTATTTCAGACAGTCCTAAACCAGTTTCTACTGAGGAAACTCCAACTGAAGAGGCTCCTGCTACTGATTCAGTAGAAAAAGAGTTAGATGAAGCATTTAAATTTGACGCTAAAAACTTTTAATTATGGCTATATACGCAACGCAGAGAAATGTAAATAATAATCAATCTACAGTTGATTATGAAAATGGAAGCCCATTTATTTACGGAAATAGATTCGCTAATGGAACCGGACAGGGAGTCTTTATTAATAATTTAGGAGAAACATTAGTTGCTCAAGATGGTATTTTAGTAGTTAGAAATGCAGGTTCTTTCGAGACAGCAGTTGTGGCTTTTAATGCAGCCGGATTGACAGCAGGTCAAACTATAATTATTGCCGGATTAACTTATACTTCAACAGGTGTTACTACTCAGGCTCAGGTAGCAGCAGCATTTGCAAATTTGGCTGTTGGAGCAACTACGGGAGCAGGTGTTGCGACAGGTGCTTATTCCGGTACTTTGACCGGATATTCTACAGGAGCAGTTAATACTGGAAGTAAAGTTGTTTTTACAGCTTCTACAGTTGGCCCAAAAACTGATCTAGCAGACACAGGAACAGGAGCAGATCCAACTTTCACAATTGTAAACGGAACAGCCGGAGTAGATGAAGGTTTTTCTCCTGCAACTCCTTCAACAATGGCTAATGTCATTGGTATTTTGAAAGTAGCCAACGGAAATACTACAACAATGCTAGATGCTGAATCTATTAAGGCTACTTATTGCCAATCTGGTGATATTGACGCTTCATTGTTGATTTTTCCATTAGGAATTAACTTAGATTCTATTGTTGGATCTAAATCGGTAAAAGATATATTAACTGCATTAGGTTTCGTTTTATTTAACGTTACTGAAATGACTAAATTCGATAATTAATTATGGCTATTAGTATAATTGACCACAGCAGAAAGTTAACGTCAGTAGTTGTAGGGAGATTCATTGAGGAGATTCCTGTTCGTGCAGGTTTTAATGCGTGGTTCCCTAAAGAAACAACTCCAACTTTGGAAGTTGACGTAGAAGTTCAGAGAGACAATGATTTGATTGCTTCTGATGTAATTAGATTTACAGAAGGAAATAAAAACAAGTTCTCAAGAGTAACTGAGCACAAATATATTCCTCCTTACTTCAAAGAGGATTATGATCTTCAGAGAGATCAAGTTTACATGAACACAATTGCTTTAGGAGTTGGTTTAGAAAGCGCTCAGGTAAATGCCGTGATTTCTAAAAACGCAATTAAAAACGTTAGAAAGAACAGACAAAAAGTTGAAAGAGCAATTCTTAAACAACAAGCTGATGTACTTCAAACGGGTATCGTTACTCTTAATAATGGAGATAACATCAATTACAACCGAAAAGCTGCATCTATGGTAGTTGTTTCTAATTTATGGAGCAACCCTACTACTGCTAAACCAATGAATGATTTGCAGGACGGAATGACTTTCTTAAGAAATACCGGAAACTCTAATGGAGCAGCAGTAAATGTTGTTATGCGTGGAGCTGCATTGTCTTACTTCTTAGCGACTGATCAAATCACAAAGCAAGGTGCTTATGTAGTTAAGCAAATTCAAAGAAATGAAATTGGAATGCTTTCTCTCTTC